GTTGTACACAGGGCAAGTGTGGGGACGCAATAGGGTACCTATGGCACAGATATTGCATGGCTCAAGTAGACACAAGTTGGCACAGGAATTGCACAGGTAAATAGTTGGCATGATTATTGCTACGCGTGCGCGCATAGTATAAAAGGTAGGCTTATCAGTTAGCGACATGCTTATCTGTTTGCGACACAGGGTAAATTAATTGCAAATAGTTGTTGACAGGGTTGCACAGGCTGATACAATGGCACCATCAAGACAACAAACACACAGAGGCATACAAGATGATAGAGCAAAAAGTTTATATACTGATAGTCAACGGTCAATAGTTGTTGTTATTGCTGGCCGTTGTGATACCATAGCGGCCAGTTATAAAATAATTATTAATACAGGATTATATTATTATGATTAAACTATCTAAACCTAGCAAAATGCCTTGCAAATCGTGGAGCCTTGAAGCTCTCGACACTTGCCCCGCGTCAACGGATAGCAACGGCGACCTAGTGCCAGCATGTGTTGGTTGCTACGCTACGGACGGTAACTATAGGTTTCCCAATGTCAAAGCGCCACGGGTAAGCAACAAACAAGACTGGAAGCGTGACGAATGGGTCAATGAGATGGTCGAAGAGCTGGATACGGAACGCTATTTCAGGTGGTTCGATAGTGGCGACCTGTATAGCCTAGGATTAGCAGAGAAGGTTCTACAGGTCATGCAAGCAACGCCGTGGTGCAAGCACTGGTTACCCACTAGAATGCACAAATTCGACAAGTTCGGCGCTATATTGGCCACTATGGACGCGCTAGAAAACGTGGTTGTCAGGTTATCCAGCGATGGCGTAAACGGTGAAGTAGTAGAGAATGCCCGCAATAGTTCGACAATAATTCAAACAGTGCAACACAGTAACGCAGCGTTGTCAGTGTGTCCAGCAGGTGACCAAGATGGCAAGTGTAAGAAGTGCCGTCAGTGTTGGTCTAAGGATATTAAAACGGTGGCGTATATCGCCCACGGTCGCAAGATGGCCAAGCAATACAAAAATCTAATCGCCGTAGGAGGCTGAACCATGACAGTATTAAAGCGAATTACAAAAGATATGGAACAACCCACGCTGGAGGATATGCAGGAGTTTGTTGACGGGCGCATTGAAATAGTGTATCTTTCAAATGGCGATCACTTAATAATCAATGAGGAAGGGTTACTGGACGGGCTGGAGCCAAACATGGAAGCAACTGATATATGGTGGTCAGATGTTGGGCTTGATAATGTACTGTCTCAACACCGGTTAAAATGGCATCCGCCATTGATGGGTGATATACTTTTAATTGAAGGAGGGCTTGCCTAATGAATATTAAAGATGCAACAATGCCGAACCGTCCAAGCATACTGATACTGTTTGTCGGTGATTATGTGCAATTGCACCACAATTTGTATGGTGACGATTCGGAGTGGTATTGGATTATAGAGATAGAACCGTATGACATATGTTTATTATCTAATGGTGCGCGTGTTTGTGCGTCCACAGAATACATAGCGAACGTATTAACACCCCTCGAATATAAGGAGCTGACACAATGAATAGCGCAATGCGGAGACAAGTAGAGAAGGCACAGAGGCGCGATACTGTGCAAAATATAATAGTGGAGGTCATAGGGTGGTCAGTCACTGGCCTACTGGCTATAATCGGAGCCTTCAGTTGGTACTGGGTCGCGGTCATGGCTTTAGGTTTGCAACCATAAACGATATCAAACAGACATAAACACAGGATAAACGATCATGAAAGAGCTATATTTTTATACTAAATGGTGCTTAATAGGGTTTGCAATTGGTTGGCCTATCGGCTATGCTATCGGCACATACATACTTTAAAGGTGATATTATGAATGATAACGAATTACATGGGGACGAACACCTGCTAGATGATGCCGATGAATACCCACCCGTGGAACAATGGGAGATTGACGAGGCACTAGCAGACATTAAAGCAGACTTACAATGGATGGAGGAATACAGCGAATGATATTAGGAGAGATGGAGAGAAAGGTCATACAATGGCACACAGACCGCAACTTAATAGAGGGATCGACAGACATACAGCAATTCGAGAAGCTAGCAGAGGAGGTAGAGGAGCTGCGATTGTCTCTCAATGCCGATCTAACGCCCATTGATGATATAGGTGATATAATGGTAGTCTTAATAAACATTGCCACTAGGAACAATCTAAGCCTGTTTGATTGCCTCTGGCATGCATACGGGGACATTAAGGATAGGAAGGGCCAGATGGTTGATGGTCTATTCGTTAAGGAATTAGTAGATGAGAGCGTGCCATTATGATTTTATTCGGACGATTGTTATCAATAGAATATAGGCTGGGAGTAGGTTTTGATCTGGAATTCGCTGATAGTCGCGCTGTGTGGACATATGACCCCTCAACTGGGGAGCTGGGAGCCTTGCCCTTCATGGGTACACTAATCAGCTTACCGCTATGTTTAATTAGCTATGGTAGGGTATACGAGGAGGTTGACGAGTAATGTGGCTATGGTGTATTATTGTAGGAATGGCGTGTCTTATTTACGCCTTCTTTAAATCAACGGAGAAATAATGAGTAAAATAAAAGAGAATTTGCTGGGCTATGAGTACGACCAAAACGATTGGATTGAGCCAGCGGCACACGTTATGGTAGATGAGCTGGTAGAGTATCAGGTATACTGTATGTCACTATCAGAGCTGACCCAGCGAGTCACTAGGCAGGTCAGAGATGAATACTACGCCAACCCCTATCAGGAGATGGCAACCAGACACAGAGAGGTGTTTCCCAATGAGTAGATGTAAAGCGTGTGACCAGATACTAGGCGAATATGAATTAAAACGTATTGACAAATATACAGGGCATCATGTAGACTTATGCAATACCTGTTTCTCTCATTCTAACGATGCACTGAATAAGCTGGGAGATGATTTAAGACATGTTTCTGAGACATTAAGTACGAAAGAGCTTGACGAGTTAGTCAGTGCCGTATATAATACTTAGGTAAGCAAGGGAAAGTTATTATAAATAATTAAAGTATTAACCAAAAGGTACTTAAGTACCATCACAACCAAAAGGAAAGCACCATGGCAGTATTAGAAGGTTTAATTGCGTTTGAAAATCTAGATGAGCATGAGATGTATCAGGGTCAGTCAACAGGTAAATACTCTGTAGTATTGACATTAGATGAGGACACAGCGTCAAAACTAACAGGCGTGGGCGTTAAGATGCGAGAGTATGAAGGCAGCAAACAGCGCAAGTTCAGTACCAAGTATGATGTGCCTATTGTCGATGCAGAGGGCGGCACCTTCAAGGGGCGTATCGGTCGAGGGTCTAAGGTACGCATTATGTATGCAGAGGGTCAGCCCCACCCAGTACACGGCACCAGCACCTACCTCAACAAGATCAAGGTCTTGGAATTAGCAGAGCCGGAAGGTTGTGAGGACTTCTGATGACAGTAGAGTCAACATTTGTTCAACATGAGGCGTGCCCTTCGTGCGCCTCTAGTGACAATCTGGCTCGTTATAGTGATGGACATGCAGTCTGCTTCTCTGGGGGCTGCAACCATTACGAGCATGGCAACGGACAGATAGGCCAACCAGTAAACAAGAAACCAGCGAGGTCTTTAGAGATGACAGGTGTAGTAGCAGCAATAACGGATAGGCGTATCTCTCAGGACACAGCAAAGCGTTACGGTGTGACAGTAGAATACGGCACGGATGGGAAGATTAGTAAGCACCACTATCCTTACCACCACAAAGACACAGGCAATGCCATAGGCACCAAGGTACGCATTGTTGATAATAAATCGTTCTATGCAACAGGAGATTTTGATGATTCGGGGTTGTTCGGCCAGCAGGCATTCAAGGCAGGCGGTAAGTATATCACGATCACAGAAGGCGAGGCGGACGCACTTGCTGTCAACGAAATGTTTGACGGGAAGTGGCCAGTCGTCTCCATCCGATCAGGGGCAGCAGGAGCAGCCAAAGACATCAAAGCCAACCTCGAATGGCTAGAGACTTTTGAGAACGTAGTAATCTGTTTTGACAATGATAAGGCAGGACAGGAGGCAGCTAAGTCGGTGCTTGACTTGTTCACCCCCAACAAAGCAAAGAACGTCACGCTCCCTATGAAGGATGCAGGCGACATGCTACGGGACAACAAGGTACAGGCATTCGTTAAAGAGTGGTGGAACGCCAAGACCTACCAGCCGGATGGTATTGTTCGCGGTAGTGATACATGGGAAATGATCATAGAGCAGTCAGACGTAAAGTCTATACCCTACCCATGGGCCTGCTTAAACGAGCTTACGCACGGCTTTAGACCCAAGGAGCTAGTCACTATTACATCAGGGTCAGGCATGGGCAAGTCACAGATTGTCAGGGAGCTGGAGCATTACCTACTAGGTGCCTCAGAGGACAACATCGGTATCCTCGCACTCGAAGAGGACATACCAAAGACAGCATTGGGTATTATGTCAATCGAAGCCAACAAGCAGTTGCACCTTGACAAGACAGTGACACAGGAAGAGAAGAAAGGGTATTGGGATCAGACCATGGGGTCAGGACGTATCTTTATGTTTGATCACTGGGGCAGCACTAGCGAGGACAACCTGTTAGGCCGTATACGATACATGGCTAAAGGTCTGGACTGCAAGTGGATCATCCTAGACCACCTAAGCATCGTGGTTAGTGATCAGGACAACGGAGACGAGCGTAAGGCCATTGACTCCATTATGACTAACCTCCGTAAGCTGGTACAGGAGACAGGTGTAGGACTATTCCTAGTGTCACACCTACGCAGACCTAGCGGCTCCAAGGCACACGAGGATGGCGGTAAGATTAGTTTGGGAGAACTGAGAGGATCGGCGGCAATCGCGCAACTTAGCGACATAGTTATTGGTTTAGAACGTGACCAACAACACGCAGACCCAGAGACACGTAACACGACATGCGTAAGAGTACTAAAGAATCGCTTTGTCGGCTTGACAGGGCCTGCCTGTTACCTGTATTATGATAAGGAGTCAGGTCGTATGATTGAGACAAGTTGTCCAACAGGTGATGAAGCGGAGTTCTAATGAGTAAAATTGTATTTGACATAGAGGCCAATGGTTTTGAGCCTACCCTAGTCTGGTGTATTGCAGCCTATGTGCTGGAGACTAAACAGATGATTACATGGGCAGGTGACGAGCTACAAGAGTTTAATAGCTGGCTTAAGGATCAAGGTGACTGTGAAGTGATAGGCCATAACATAATTGGCTATGACATACCAGTGCTGAAGAAATTGTTAGGTACAGATTTTAGTAAATGTAAAGTTACTGACACATTAGTCATGTCCAGATTGGCAAGCCCCTCACGGGATGGTGGTCATTCACTAGATAGCTGGGGCAAGACACTAGGTCAGCACAAAGGAGATTTTAATGATTTTACTGCGTATACAGATGACATGCTTGAGTATTGTAAACAGGATGTTACAGTTAACGAACTGGTGTACCAGAGATTACTTCACGAGCTTCGTGATTATGGAAGCGAGAGTATTGATCTTGAGCATAGGGTGCAAGGCATTATATCACAGCAGATTAAGACAGGCTGGCTCTTAGATCAAGAGAAAGCGTTTTTATTACTAGCAGAACTGAAGGAAAAGAAATATGACCTTGAAGACGAAGTGCATCAGACTTTCAAACCGTTACCAACATTTATCAAAGAAGTTACACCCAAGATTAAGAAAGATGGTTCGTACTCGATTGTTGGGCTTAAATTTCTAGGGGATGAGTGGGAAACAGCAGTAGCAGAGTTCAGTCGTATAGACTTCCCAGTGTTTAACCTAGGGTCACGACAGCAGATAGGGAGACATCTACAATACTTTGGCTGGAAGCCCAAGACATTTACAGAGACAGGACAACCGATTGTAGACGAGTCAGTACTCAGGGATGTTAAAGGTATACCGGAAGCGGCACTGATTGGCGAGTACCTGATGATCCAAAAGCGTATCGCGCAGGTACAGAGCTGGCTAGACGCAGTTAAGAATGACGGTAGAGTACATGGGTACGTTAATCCCAACGGAGCTGTGACGGGTCGTATGACACACTCAAGCCCTAACATGGGACAGGTGCCAGCAGTCTACTCACCCTACGGCAAACAGTGTCGTGATGTGTGGACAGTACCCAAAGGTTACAAGCTGGTAGGTATGGATGCCAGTGGACTTGAGCTGCGAATGCTTGCTCACTACATGAATGACGAGGACTACACAAATGAAATACTCAACGGAGATATACACACGGCAAATCAGTTGGCTGCGGGCCTTGACACTAGAGATCAAGCAAAGACTTTCATCTACGCTTTCCTTTATGGGGCAGGAGACGCCAAGATCGGAAGTATCGTTGGAGGAACTAAGCGTGATGGTAAGAGACTTA